CGAGCAGGATGAACCCGCCGCCGATCCAGAACAGCGGCTCGCCGGAGATCGCAGACAAGTCGAACGGTGTCGAGCCGCCGGTGTTCACGCTCATCCCGTCGAGCGTCGCCGACATCGGCTCTTTGGGGTTCTCGTCGTTCACGAGTTTCACCGTCCGCTCCCGCGCGCCGTCGGGCGTGACGACCTCGGTGAGTGTCGCCGTCCCCGGCTTGTTGGGGCGCGCGCCCCAGCACCCGCCCAGCGCGAGGACCGCGCAGAGGAGGAATCCGTTCCATCGTCCGTAAGTTCTCTGCGCGGTCATTCGTCGTCCTCCTCGTGTTCTTCGCGTGCGTTGATCGCAACCTCCTCCGCCTCTCCCTCGTCCTCGCGCAAGAGCCACGACGACACCGCGCCCTTGCGAGCGTAGTAGTTGCCGTTGCCGTAGCCGCGCATGACGGTCCCGCCGTCGCTGTTCCGCCAAGTCACAACAACCTGCACGGCATCGAAATGCTCTTGCAGGATCGACACCGCCTGATCCAGAATCTTTGTGCTTTCTTCGTGTGTCATAGGTCGGGAATCTCCACGCGGTATCCGTCGTACCCCGGCTTAGCGACCTGCGACTCGGTGATCGCAAGGTCGAACGCCTCCGACTTGCTCCCCGCGCTCACCGTGCCGCCCACGGTATCCTCCGCGAGTTGGCCCGTCGAGTCGGTGCAGGTCGTCGTGTAGTCGTAGTTCGGCATGGTCAGAGTTCCAGTTCGTACATATTGTTGAGCAGGTCGAGGACGCTTACGCGGGTCGGCGCGCCGGAGAAGAAGAGCGCATCGGCGAGTCCGCCGCGCCAAGAGTCTGCGCTGGTGTGGTTGAATATTCTTTCAAGGGCGAAAGTTCCGACTTGCGCAACGTCCGCAAACAGCCGAGTGAACGCGCCGCCATTGAACGCCGCATCCACCTTGTTTGAGCCGTCCCGCTTGACCTCCAGCAGCCCCCACTCGTTGTCGGTGATGCCCCAAGCTATGTCCGCACTGCTAATACTGCCTGCCGCAACCACCCTCATATTGAGGAATCCACCCGATACGCCAATGTGGGCTTTGGTCAGCGTGTCGTGGCTAAATATCGACTGCGCGGCAATCAATGATGCCGTGCGAAGCACAATGAATATGTGAAAGCTGCCCGTCAAACTTATTTGGCTGCTTGATTCAAGAAAATCATTCACCCCGTCCGCCATCAGCACGCTGCGCCCGCCCGGCCCACCGGCGCGGTAGAGCGGCCTGTTCGTCGCCGTCGCCTGCTGGAAGTTGATCCCGCCGACCGTCGCGTTGAGCCGAGCCACCGCGTCACCGTCCGCCGTAACCTCCGTCGTACCGCCCGTGTCGGTAAAGACGTTCGCGGGCAGGTCGGGTGTGATACGGTAGAGCAGCGTACCCATCAGCGCAGGGTCGGGGAAGCTCGTCGCGCCGCCCTCGGTGTTGTTGTGCAGGTTCTTGAGCCAGTTCGTCGTCCCGTTGCGTTGGCCCCCGGTGAGCAGCGGGGCGAATATCCCAAGCGCGCTCTGCCGCCCATCGAAGCGCATGATCGCAAACTTGCCGAGGTCCACGCCGGTCGTGCCGGGGTTGCCCGCGACACCCACCGACACCCCGTTCTTGCGCATGACGGAGTTTGCGCCGTCAAACACCGCGTTCCACACATGGGGCGTGGCTTGCGGCACGGTTAGCGTCGAGAGCGCGGTGTTGCCGCAGAGCGTGGCGGACGCGGAGAACCCGATCTTCGTGTCGTCCATGCCCTCCTCCGGCCCGCTGCCCACGCCGGGGTCGTTCACCGCCGGGATATCGAGCGAGCCGGTCGAGTCGTTCGCGGCACTCGCCGCGCTTGCTTCGTCGAGGTCGTAGGTGGCCACGGGGTTCCAATCCGTCACCTGCTGCGCGGAGTACGCCCCCCGCTTGAGTCCCGCGCCGAAGTTGTAGAGCGCGCAGGACATCTCCGGGATGAAACTCGCGGCGGTCGGCCTGAACACCGCCATCTTGGAGATCGAGCCGTTGAAGTGGTTGCCAGCCGCAGCGAGCGAGCCGCCAATCGTCAGCTTGTCGGACACGTTCGGGAACGCACCACCGGCAGCGGTCGAGTAGATCGCCCCGTCGTTCACGCGCAGGTTCACCGTGTCCGCAACCGGATCGTACCAGCCGAGCAGGAACGCCCACGCGCCCGCAACGGGTGTCCCGGCTGGCGTTGCGGCACTCGTGCCTGTCCCCACGTCCGGCCCCATGTTGAAGTTGTAGGCCGAGTTCGCCGACGTTGTGCCGGAGTGCTGAAAGTTCCAGTCGTATGTCGCCGTCGCGTCGAGGTGTTGAGACGTGATGAAGTCGTTGTTGTACCCCGTCGGCTTGACCCATAGCGCAACCGCGTACAGCGCGTCGGTCGTGTTGCGGATCGCGTCCGTGATCGCGCCAAAGTGCCGCCTCAACCCCGCCGCGTCATACACCCGCGCACCCACCGCGTCGCACCCGCCGCCCGCGAGGAACGCGGCGCGTGGAACGGAGCGGTCAATCGAGTCCGTCACGCCCTGCCACTTACCCGACCCGTCGAACGCCGTCGCCGCGATGAACTCGAAGGGCTGCGCCGTCGTGCCCTGCGTGTCGTCGATCACCAACTCCGTGCAACTCGCCTTATCGCCCTCGACGTACGCGCGGACGCGCCCGTTCTCCAGCACGTCCACAAACAGCGGCTTCTCGCCGTGCGTGTCCTGCTTGGCCACGACAAACGGCGCGACCTGCGTGTACCAGCGCGCGATCCTCATGCCGGGGAGCGGGAACGTCTCGACGTGGCCGTGCACCCCCACGGGCGCGTTAGTCGCCGTGAGCGTCAAGCCGTTGCGCAAGTCACGCGCCGACCCGCTCTCCTCGTCGAGCGGCCACGACGCGACGTAGACCGTGTTCGAGTCGTCCCGGATCGTCGCGGGCAACTGCTCCTCCCGCACACCCGCGCCGGAGTTGTAAACCGCCGTGGCCTCGCCCGCCGTGAGGTCGCGTTTGAGGAGCCGCACCTGCGAGATAACCGAGTCGGACCACAAATCCGTTGCGGACGATCCGCCGACTTCAAAGTCATTCGTCCCGTCGTTCACGTCCTGCGGCGCGCCGAGGATCGTGTGCAGCGCGGTCGATTCCGCCGCATCGTTCACCGAGATGAACACCGTCCCCGTAGCGGTCCTGAACCCGCACCGGATGTGGTACGTCGTGCCGATCGCGGGCGGCGCGGGGGTTGCGGCGACGATAAGGGTTGTCAGTGTGTTAGCCGAGTTCGTCACGCGGAACTCGAAGCGGTCGTTCACATTGTTCCACAAAAGCCGATATTCGGCAATCGGGTCTAGCCCCACCAGGTTCCGCTTGCCCACGAGCATCACCACGTTCGCAGGCTTGGCCGTGATCTTCAAGACGCAGAGGATCGTGAAGTCCGTCCCGTTCATCGAAAGCAACGCTTCGTCCGCGCGGAACAACCGCTGCTGCGAGGCCCGAACAAACTCACGCGCGGTCATGGCGAACGGGCCGTTCCACGCCGGGAGGTACATGGCGAGTGACGCGAACTCCATCGGCGGTTCGGGGGGGACGGTGTTGGCCGCGCCGCTGCGCGGGAGGCGCAGGAGCGATTGCGCCGTGCGCTGCCGCTGCCGAAGTGTGAAACCGTAGGCCATTAGACCTCATTCCCATAGACCACGATGAACACGAACGAGAACTCCGCCGCGCTCCCGTCCTGCTTCACCGTCACCGCTTGAAACTGCGTCGTCGTCTTGGTGAACGACGCCGAATCACGCTCGTCCACGTAGCCGTCCACGTTGGTATTCGTGCGCCGGATCGACCCGGCGATCCCGTAGTTGGTGTCCGTCATCGCGTTCGCAAGCGTGATCGTGTACGCCGCCGTCGTCGGGCTGTCGATAGTCCCGCTGATCCCATACGACGCGAGCGGCGTGATCGGCGGGGTGTCGGTCCCGTTGAACGCGACCCACGCCTTCGCCACGCCGGGGTGATGCCGAAGCACGTTGAGCGCGGCCACACGCGCCGCGTCCGTCGCGGCCTTGACCTCCGCCGACGTTCCCAACTCGACAAGCCCAGCAAGCGAAGCGGTCGCCGAGGCCGTACCGATCAAGGGAACCTGCCCCGAACCCGTGCCCGTCGTTGCCGTCGCCGCCGTGCCGAGTCCGAGCGTCGTGCGCGCCGCCGCCGCCGTGGTGTCGTCGAGCAGGGTGAGCATGAAGGCGGATGTAACAATCTCCTCGATCACGCCCGCGCCCGCAGAGGAGCGGCCCAGGAGCCGGTACTGCGCCGATACGTCCTGAATCTTCGCGTAGGTCACGAACTTGTCGGCGAACTTGAGGCGAGCCGCCGCGCTGTCCGTGAACACCCCGTCGGGCATCTTCAAGAGCGTCACCGTGCCGTCCGTCGGGACGCCGATGCTCACGGCGGTTGTGGCAAGGTTGACGAAGCCGGTCCCCAGCGAGTTGTAGCCGATCACGGTATCCGCCACGGGGCGGGGCATGGCGTTGTTGAAGCCGACGAGCGTTGCCGGGAGGAAGGGAACGCGGTCGAGCAGTTCGCCGTGCGTTTGCAGGGCCATGACCACCTTGTCGTGCGCCTTCTCGTGGTTCACCGGGAAGAACCCGGACTGGTTGAGGAACCCCGCCGATTGAAGCAACGGCTGCGCCCGCACAATGGTCAGGTGCGTGCCGGTAGGCAGAACGCCCGCGACCCGCGTGACCGTGCCCGCCGTGTCGCCCACGCCCGTAACGGTGTAGTCGGCTGGGATGGACTTCTCCGTCTCGGTGTCCGTCGCCGCGACGTACTCGTAGATGCGGATGTCGGACTGCGTGTAGATGCGCCAAGTGAAGGCGAAGGTATCGACGAGTCCGGTCCCGTCGTAGTCCGCGCGGAAGATTTCAGCAGATACGCTCATAGGGTTGCTCCCATTATAACCGCTCTCCGGGCCGTTTTGTACGGGGTCGCCGCCCGCCGCCCGACGGCGGCTCGATCCGCTTCTGTATCTTTCGGATTTCGTTGATGAGTCCGTTGACCGGGAGGCCGGTGAGTATCCCAAATCCGCGCCCCGCGTCGAGCATGGCGTCCCACGTCCGGTCGTCCCATCGGCCCTCCACAAGCGACTGTCCGAGCCGCCAAATCCCGCTCGTGGCGTCCCCGATTGCCTGATGGAACGGCTGCGTGGTATCGAACACGAAGCGGTCCGGGAAAAGTATCTTGCTCACGGCTGGGCCGAGAACGTCGCCGTAAAACAGCGGCAAGCCCGCGACAAGGTACGTCGTCCTCTGCGCCAACCGCTTGAGTTCTTCTTCCATGTCCTCCGGCCCACGGATGAGGATGTCCCACAACTGCCGGATAATGTTGTAGAGGATGATCCCGCCGATCACGCGCGCAAAGGCGCGCAAAAACGCAGGGATTCCGGCGAGGCCAAGCGTCCGCACCCCGGACGCGCTCTCCAGCAGGTAGGAGTAGTCCTTTTGTACCTGCGAGCGGAACAGAACCAAGAGCCGTAGCGCGGGCGATATCCGCGCCTCGATCCCCACGCCGGATGAGTAGAACGGGTCGGCGGTCGCCTGCGTCTCCATCACCGCTTGGCGCGTCATCTTCTTGATAAAGACCGCGCGGTCGCCGCCCTTGAGTCCGCGCGAGTCCGCCCAACGCTCCACCGCGACACGGATCGCGCGGATGATGAGGTGGTCCGTGTAGCGGATCGCGCCAAACACCACATCCTTGCCAGCACGCAGGCCGGGGATTCCCTTGAGCGGATGACCGCCCAAAGAGATCAGGCCCGCACCGGTGGAAACGGAGCGGTCCCAGATCAGCGGGTCGTCCGCGAACATCCGGTCGTCCACGGAGCGGTCCAGCGCGGAGGGGAGCGCGGACAACAAGTGGTGCATGGGGACGTACCGCGACGCGGGGATGATCGCGGCCAACTGTCCGAGGATGATGCCCGGATGAAAACCAAGCACCGACGCCTGCATCCGCGTGATGAACGAGCCGATCCCGCGCTGCGAGATTCCGCCCGCCTGCGTCGCGCCGAGAACCATGCGCGCCACGGAGTCCATGTACGATTGGAACATGCCCCGCACGCGCCCGCCGTCTTTCGAGTTCTCGAACGCGGCGGAAACCTCGCTCATCCCGAACACCGCCCGGATCGCCGCAATCGGCTCGTGCATGTTCGTAAGGCCGTGGACCTGGTGCGAGTAGTTGACAAACAACTGGAAAATGTCCTCGATCACGAACGGAGAAACCGCGTCCTCCGTTCGCTCCTGATTCACGCCCACGGAGTCCACGGAACGCTCGATCCAGTTATCCGCCGTGAGCGAGTCGTCCTCCTCCGGCGGCCTCGTCCCCGCACGCCGACGCTTGATCGGAACATGCACGCCCCCACGCGAGCGGTCCTCGTTGTAGGCGCGGATTGAGAAGGCGGCGTACGCGCGCTTGAGCGGACCGTTGATTCGGTCCAACACCCACTGGACAATCGCCGCCTCCATCGTCGTCAAGCGCGACTCGAACCTATCCACGTCTTTCGGGGTGACGCGGTAGTTGTCACCGACCTTGTAGCGGTCCACCGTGACCTCTGCCTTGCCGAGCGCGGTTCTATCGTACATGTGGCTATCCTTCCACCGAAGGACGGCCCCCATGATCTCGCCGCGCGTCATCTTCATCACCTGCCCCGACTCCAACCGAACATCCTCGATCTTGCTTTTGATGTCCTTGCCGGTGAACATACGGGCGAGCCAGTTGTTCTCGCCGCCTAGCGCGGCGGACATATTCATCGCCTCCGACCCCTCCGGGTCGATCCCAACGTGCCGCATGAACGCCGCCAACTCCTCGCGGTCCGCGCGAATGCCCCTGACCCACTCCTCCCGCCCGGCAACCATGTTTTGATGGATGAGTTGGTAGGCGGTGGACAACTCCCCGCCCCCGACCATCCGGGCCAATGCGGGCATGACGAGGTTGATGACCGGATCGTAGCCGGACTTGATGATGTTGCCCGCCGTGAGTCTCCCCGCCGATTGGGTCGTCGCAATCACCCCCCGCGCACGAAGCGACACGGATAGCTCGAAGGCGAGCGACTTCGCAACGTCTTTCGCCTTGAACGTCTTGATCCCAATGGAGATACGCTCGACGATCTTGCCCGTCACTTGCGCAAGGGCGAGTCGGCCCGCCAACTCCTCAAGCTGCTCGGTGGTGAGTTCCTCCAGCGGTTTCTTCTTGAGTTGGTCGAGTTCCTTCCGCTCTTTCTCGGATATGCGGATGCCACTGGCGGCAACCTCGTCGCGTCGGGCCATGAGTTTGGCGAGCTTCTTCTTCGACAACACCTTGTCGATGAACGCCGCCTGTATCTTCTCGACCTCGGATCGGTGCGGCTCGGGCAGCGTCTTTGGATCGACGCTCTTGTAAAGCGACTTCGCTCTTTCGAGTGCGTGCGCCCTCCGCAGTTGAATCTCGTACTCCCGCGTCACCGCTTCCGCCTTCACGATCCCCTTGATAAGCTGGTCCGTCGTCTCGACGCGCGCCAAGTCGCCGATCAATCTCTGTTGAACCGCCTGCGGCATCGCCCGGATCGCACGGCGCATGGACTCGCGGCGGGCGCGGAGCAAGCGTTTCTCGAACCGAGCCGCCTGCTTCTGGTCCTTGACCTCCCGCTTGATCCGACCGATTTCGGCGCGGGAGGCGCGCATGGCTTCCCGGAACTTTACGGCCTGATCCCGCAACTCCTTGCGGGCAAGCTCCTGCTTTTCGACAGACTCCCGCTCGGCGACGCGCTGCGCGTACTTGAGGGCGTGCTTGAGTATCCGCACCTTCTCGCTCGGGCTTTTCCCCCTCGTCGCCTGCAACCCAAGCGAGCGGAGAACCTCGTTGGCTTGCGGCGTCGCCTGCTCCTGCGCCGCCTCCTGCTGCGCAACCTCGTTGCCCCGGTTGATGAGCGCGATCCGCTCGTCAATCTGTTGGCGGATGAGGATGGCCGAGGCGCGCTCCTCGGGCGATAGAAGTTCCTTGCCCGGCTCAACGCCGACGTGCGGCTCCGCCTCTTGCGGGGTTACTGGCTGCTCGATGATCTCGCCCAAGACCGCCGACGCCTCCTGCAAGTCCTGCGCCGTGGCATCGACAATCGCCTGACTCAACTCAACGGGCTGGTTCGGCGTAACGACCTGCTCGACCGCCTGCGCGATCCCTACCGGAGTCGTGTCGATCTGCTCGACAACCTGATCCGTGAACTGCTGATCGAACCCCATCTCCAGCATGGCTTTGCGCACCCCCGCCTGATCCCTAGTGTCCACGGCGGCGCGGAAGGCGCGGCGTGCGCGGGGTGAGGCAAGACCGGCGGGCACGAGTACGGCCCCGACAAGGCCCGCCGCACCGCCCGTGAAGGCGAAGCTCTCCGTCACCCTTTTCCGCGTGTCCGCCCACGACTGCGCGCCGGTAGCCCATCGGACCAACTCGCTGCCGATCAACGCGGCCTCCTCCTCGGCGACCTCGATCCCCGTGCCGACGAGCATCCCAGTTGCGATCTTGGCTGCGCCCCGGTAGTTGCTCCGCATGACCATCGACCCGAGTTGGCCCGCCGTTCGCTCGACGCCACGGCCCAGCGCGCTCGTGCCGATTCGCTCGGAAATGAACTCGATGAACCCGACGCCGACGGCGGATGCGATATTGCCCGTTTCTTTGTACGTCTCCTCCGCGCTGGTCAAGCCCTTGACGGCGAAGATGCCGCTGCTGATCCGCACCCCGGCGGCTCCCGGAATGAACAAGCTCGGGAGAAGCGTGATCGCCTCACTCGCCACTACGCCCGCCAGGGCCGAGCCGGTCGTCACGGGGATCGCGCCGAGTTCCTCTTGGAACGCCTTAGAGCGTTCGATAATCGGCGACCCGAGCGTTCGGAGCGGCACGTTCGTCAGGCGCAGCAAGCTATGCAGCGCGACCGCCGAAGCTGGCCCAACCCCGCCGCGCTCCTCCCTCGACGGGCTAAACACGCCCGTACCGCCGCGCTCGCTGGACCACTTCTGCTCCGCGATCACGCGCGCTAGTTCCTCGTCGCTGTCCTTCCCCCAAAAGAAGGAGCGCATCGCGCCGAGGTTGTATTCGCGCTCCGCGCGCAGGGATTCGATCTCCTTCTGCGTCACGCCCGACTTGATCTGGTCGATCTGTAACTGAATCTCGTCGGATGCGGAAAGCGGTTGCTGGAGATTTGGCGACATCCGAACCACGTCCCGCATCGATTCGACGTACTCCGAATCCTCCGGCGGCGCGGCGTTGCCGGTCCCGAACACGCCCGACAGCGACTCGTCGTACTCCTCCGAAAGCGTCTTTTCTTTGGGTATGTCCTCAAGGAGCGGCATTTTACTCCGGACTCCTTTCGAGTGAGATTCCTAGACCGCCCTCCCACGCTCCCACGTCGCGCGCGATCCGATCCGCCATGTCCATGAAGTCTTTTTTGACCGCCGGGTTGGACATGTCCGGTCCGCGGTCGTCGTGAAACTTTTTCCATGTCTCTAGAGCCGCAAGGTTGAATCCGTCGTAAAGACCCTTGCGCGTCTCCTTCATCGTCACATCGGAAACGCGCTTGATGTTGGGGAACCGGGTGGGAGTCCAGACAAGATTCGAGTCGATCCGAAGCATCCTTTTGTCCGTACCACGGTCGAATATGTCCTTGAGTAATCCGAACCTGCCGGGGTTGCTCTTGGGGCCGACGGGGACCGCCTCCCCGGTTGCCGGGTTCCATTGAACGAACCCGATTGCCTGCGTGTCCCGGATATTGGGGATGAACACGCCGTCGATTCCCGGCACGGTGATCGGGAAGTCGGGCCGGTATTCGCCAACCACGCTCCGCGCCGAAAGACCCTCCGTACCTTCCTCAATCGTTTGCAACCCGAACTCCGGGCTGATCGGAAGATTCAACTTTTCTTGGAGAGCGCGGATGTTCTCGTCGGAGCCGTAGAACCTTCGATCTACGCGATACGCCTTTGGGCTACCAAAGAACAGGAACGACCTCTCGAACTTTCCCGTAACCGGGCTGATCGTCCCCACGTTCTCATTGATCTTCCTCACCGCCTCCGCCGTCGCCGAGGCAATCGCGTTCTCAATCTTCGGCTCGCCCTGACTCATCAACCTCAAGGCGTTGTATAGCACATAGCCCTTGAACCGCTCGTGCGTGTCGGGGTTCGGCATGTACCCCAACACCTTTGCGGCATCGACACCGGCGATCCCCTTTTGCGTAGACGTTGCCTCTACGCCGTCGATGTGCGACTGGACCTCGGGTGCGTGCTTGAGGAATCCGACGTTCTTCGCGTCACGATAGACCTGATCCCGCTCCACCAAACCCATGTCGCGGGTGATGTTCCAGATCGCGTATTGGACCGGCCCCGCCGAAAACGCGATCCGGCTCGCATCCACGTTCGGCAACGCCTCCAAGATGGCGACGCCGCGACCCGGATCGTATGTGGTCTTGTTGAAGTCAAGCGTCTCTCGTATCTCCTCCTCGACGCGTGATGTGATCGGCAAGCCGCGATCCACAAGTTGCGAGACGCTCCACGACATCGGAACGCCCGCCTGCTCTCGACGCTTGAGGAGTTCGTTGATCGTTTCCTCGTCGCGGGGAAGATCGCCCTCGACCTCTTGACCGGCAAGGGCGCGTTCGAGTTTCGTGACACCCTCCTCCAGCCGGTCGCGCTGCGACATGATGCTTGAGAACCGGCCCTCCGACTCCGCCCGGAACGTCCGCGCGATGTTTGTGTTGGGCAACCATTGCGCCGCCGTGTCGAACTTGTGCCTGTTCTGCTCCGCGATTGCCTCGATGACCAGCGGGGCGGCGAGCGAATACCGCACGTCATTCTCGGTAAGAGCCGTATCGGAGAAGCCGGGGTGGGTTACGATATCCTGCACCGCCGCCTCAAACTGCCCGTTGAAATACGACGGCGGGAACAGGTCGGCGCGCCCGAACTCCTCGCCCAACGCCTCCTGCACGCGGTTGAGCGACGCCTGATAGTCCCTCCGGTTCTCCTCGCGTATCCTCGACTCCAACTGCTCCACGACCTCCGGCTCCAACTCCGCGCTGTGTTTGTCGAGCAGTTCCTTCGCGCGCCCGCCGAAGCCGTCGGCCAACGCGCGCTGGATCGCGCCCTGATACAACTCCGCGTCCTTCGCCTTGAGCGCGAGTTCGATCTGCTCCGGCGACCAGTCGTTGCTCTGGGCGAACGACGCCAAGTTGCCACGCAACGCCTCGCGGTCGATTTCGAGCGCGGCGTCGTCGGTGTAGTGAGTCTGCGACCGCAGCTGGATGAGCCGGTCCCGCGTCTGCGTCTGCTGCGCGTCGAACTCGCGCCGCTTCTTGCCGGTTGCGATATCGACCTCGCCCCGCGCGCGGACCGCGTGCGAATCGGACCATTGCCCGAACGCCGCACGCTGCCGCTCCGTCGTGAGCCGGTCGAGGATCGCCCCGCGCTGCTTGCTGAACCGCTCCGGGTACTTCGACGCCTCCGAGAGATACGCCTGCCCGTCCTTGAAGAAAAGGCCCGTGTCCGGGTTCCACTTCTCGTTTTGATCCCAGCCCTCTAGCTCGTTCTGCGCCGTCGTGAGGACAACCCGGTCCTCCTTCTCCTGCTCCTCGTGCGCGATCTGCTGGAACGCCGCGCCGATGTTCGACAAGCCCTGCGCCACCGCGTCGCCGCCCTGCGGGATGCTCGGAAACGACGGCGCACGCGGGATGTCCGGCGCGACCGACGGCCCCTCTGGAATCGGAACGATAGGCATTAGGCAAACGCTCCTTGATACTTGTAGATGTCAAGCCCGGCCTGCGCGCCGGTTGTCAACGCCCCACCCACCGCCTGCTGGATGCCCTGCTGCATGGCGATCCCGCCCTGCAACTTGAACCCTTCGGCCTCTACCTCGTAGCCCCACGCGGCGAGCGCGGCGTTGTTGCGGATGCGCCGCGCGTCCTGCGCCGCTAAACCCGCGATGTCCTCCTGAATCTGTAACGCGGTCCCTGATTCGAGGTCTTGCCCGCGTGCGGCGAGAACGGCGCGTGCCGTCCCGATATCGCGCTGCCCCGCCCTCAACCGCTGGCCCGACTCAAACCGCCCGCGCCGGATCGCAAACCGCCCCTGGATGCGCGCAATCTCCGCGTTCATCTCCGCGATCTTCTCGTTGAACTTCGCGTCCCGGATCGCGTTGAACGCCGCGCCGAGGCCGGAGCCNAGTTGCAGGCCGATCCCGGCAGCGGCCAACTCCTTCATCCCGAAGCCGCCACCCGCCGCCGGGCCGCCGCCTTGCGAGATCGACGATGCTCGATTGAATGGGCCTGACATTGCGCCTGCCATAGCTTTACCCTGCCCCCCCCACCGTGATCCTCGGTATCGCGGCGAGGATTGTGATCGGCAAAGGTTCGCTCTGCCGCACGAAGAGCCGCCCGTGGTTGTTCCACTTAGCCGTGGTGATGATATACGGTTTCCCGGTCAAGAGGCGGGGAACGTCGCCCATTGGCTCGTCGGTGCGCTGCTTGAACTCCCGGAGATGGTCCGCGTCCGGCCCCGCGAAGATGCCCCGCGTGGCGTCAACGAGCAGGGTAACGCCGCTCACGACCTTCCTCTTATCCATCGGCGTTTCGATGCCCGTGGCGTCGAGGTCGAGCGTCTCAAAGTCGGCGGTGATCGGCAACCCGATCTGCGCCTTCACGAAGGTATCGTCGTAGGACACCGCGCCGCTTACCACGGTCTTTTGGTCGAGGACCGCGCCGTCGCCAAGCGCGGCGACCGTCTCGCTCTCCAAGTGTTCCAAGCCGGAGAACTCGTCCACGGCCTTGCCCCACACCGCCGTCGCCGCGCCTTGGAGCGAAGCGGGAACGTCCTTGCGGGCCTTGACCGTAACCGTCGTGCCGTTTGTGAACACCGTGATGTCCACCTTCACGGTGTCGTCGCCGCTCTCCAAGACGATGGAGTTGCCCACGTCGCCGGAAACGAAGTAGGAGGCTGAAGATGTGAGCGTCAAAGATTCGTCGGTGTCCCAAGTAACCCCGCCCGTGAGCGTCATCGTGAGCGTCGCGTCCGTGTTCGTCCCGTCGTAGGTCAAGGCGGAATCGACGAATAGGTGCTCGTGAACGTCCGAGACGGGTCGGCGCGCCTCCATCCGCTCGATGTAGCGGCGGGTCACGCCGTTGACCGCGCGCTTCACGCCGAGGTACGCCGCGTCCGCGTTGCCCTCCGGCAAGACAACGACCCACTTGAACTCGCCGTCCACGGTGTCGTGCCGATGCCAACCCATGACGTTTTGATGCCTTAGGAACGTGACGCCGAGCAGAGTCCCGTCGGATCGACCCGCCCACACAACCGGGTCATGCGAACGCTGCGCGTCGAGCGAGACGATCCGCCGGTCGTCAAAGAGGTGCACGGCGTAGATCGACATGTCGATCGGCTCGTAGCTCTGTGAATCCTCGAAGAACCGCAACTCGCGCGGGACGCCGCTCCGGTCATCGACGTAGATGAGCGAGCCGCCGGAAATCACCGGGCGGACCTGCGCCACGCCGTCGTACACCCTCTGCTTCGGGATCACCAAGCCGGGGAGCAACAGCCCGCCCTGATCCGACTCAATCGTCCACACCCCGCCCGACGTAAGCACGAGCAGCCCGCCCAACTCGACGACGTGCCGGATGCGGTTCACCGTGTTGCCCCTCGTGCTGAACTGAAACGAGTCGTCGTCGAGCAAGGGGGAGCGGGTCGTGAAGTTGCGAACGTCACCGGCGCGGCTCGGAAAGACGACCTCCGGCAAAAGGTTCGTACCCGCGTGGATGCGCCGACCCTGCGCCAGCGACACCGCCGACGGGTACTTATCGACCGCGTTGAACGGGTCAAAGTCAATCGGGGGCGTGTCCGAGGAATCCGGCTCGTACCCACGGTCGCGGAACAACCCGCCCCTGGCGATCCCGATGAACCCGTACACCCCGTTCCGCTGCCGATAGACGTTATACTCGCCCGCGATGGGGTTTTCGCTCCACTTTACGTCAATCGGGTTCCCGACCTCGCCCTGCTTGTTCGTGATCGTGACCGGATTGCTCGGAAGCGACTCGCGGAACGTCACATGCTCAACGCTCGTAACGACGTAAATCTTGTCGAACGTGGACGCCGCCCCGCCCGTCGCCGTGAGGTTTGTCGGCGGCTCGATGCCCGGCTTGCGGACCTCCGGCAAGAGTGTCCACCGCGTCTCACCGAGCCGGATCAACTCCATCGGCGGGTGGCTCGGATGATTGAGCATCATCAGGTCCGCCGCCTGACTGAACGTAATCTCCGGCAACTCCGACTCCTCGTAGGGCGACGGGATTTCGTAGATGTCGCCCTCAAGCGCGTACCACTCGCCCGCACCCGCCGGGGTCACACCCAAACTCCGCTGCCGCGCGTAGTAGTTGATCCCGCCGTCCACAACCAAGTCGCCGATCTCGTATTGAACGAGAGTGTCCCACGCGGCCACGCCCGACACGCGGATGCGCAAGCCGAGCCGGATGAAGCGGATGAAGCCGTTGCCGAACTCAAGAAGGTACGCCTGCTCGCGGTTGAAGATAAAGGGGAAGCCCCAACCCTCGATGCCCTCGTCCTTGTACGCGGCGATAAGCCCCGTCCCGAACCGATTGGACACCCCGCCCTGCTGCCGCACCACGAAGTTCCGGCACGTCCTAAGCCCGCTCTGATACCGCTCCTGATCGGCGCGGCCGTAAACCTCCGGGCCGACCTCGCCGGACGCGAAGCTGCGATACATGATCGAGACGGGCAATCATCATCCTCCTACGCTCGTGCGCGAATCGTTGACGGCTCCGGCTCCGGGTGCGGTGTCGCCTCGTTCGCGCTCGCCGCTTCCGCCTCACCGAGCGCGATCTTGTATTTCTCAAGCGCGACGGCGGACACCCGCGCGGAGTTCTCCAACTGGATCGCGGGCGCAAGGTTCTCCGCGAGTTTCCACGCCAACGCGCTGACGAACTTCGACGTGAACCGCGCCGTTTCATCGACGTAGCCGGTGTATTCAAGCACCGGCTCGGTGACGCTCGACGCGATTACCTGCCCGCTCGCGTGATGGACAACCTCGAACGGCGCGGGGCTATGGTCCTGCTTCCCAAGCACGGTGACGAGCCGACGGGCGAAGATGCAATCGGCGGGGTACTCGTAGTAGTAATCCCAATCGTCGTTCGGGTCTTCCTCGACGAGTTCCAACGCCTTGTATTTCGTGGCGAAGTTCCACTCGAAGTCCTCAAGGACTTCGCGCAGGCAGAGATCGTAGAGGTCGCGCGCCGCTTCGGCCTCTTCCGATTCCTCTACGTCAACGTCGCCCGTGATCCTCGATACGCCGATGCGGCGCAAGGCGATATTGACGATCTGCGTCTTGGAGGCGGATGTCGGCATTTACCCGACCCCCTTTACTCGTCGGACTCTTTCGGCGGGCGTCCACGGCGCGGCTTGAGCGGTTCGATCCCGCTCATGTCGGGGACGGTGACGGACGCGGAGGATTGCTNNTCCTCCTTCACGCGCTTCATCCACCGCTTCGAGAACTGCTGNTCCTCGGTGAACGTAACCTCGTGCGCCGATCCGTCGTAGTTGCCGTCCGTGTCGCGCTCGCGCCTCAAGCCCGTGACNGGCTTGATCTCGAACTCGTCGCCCTTGCGCTTGCGCTCGCCGCCGTACACGCCGTCTTTCGTCGCTTGAACCTTCATGATGCCTCCGTTAGAGAGCGGGGAGTGAATCGGCATACGCCTGCCAGTTCTGGAAGCCCTCGATCAGGCCCGCCGTGACCGCGCCAGCCGTCATCGGCCCGGTCGCCACGGTGTAAACGAGCCGGATGTACCGCTCGTTGTTGGCCCCGAACCAGAGCAGCCACGGTCGCTTGCCCGCGATGAGGTCGGCGACCGCGATCGCGCCGCTCGTGTAGAGGACCGTTGCGGACGAGAACGAGGCGTTGTCGTCCGTCTCGATGGTGACGGTGAGCGTTGCCGCCCCCGCCGCCGTCATCGTTGTCACGACCTGAATCAAGACCCCGACGGGGTGGCCCACGCCGATGTCGCGGTCCTTGAGCAGGTCGATGACGTTTGTGCTGTTGGCGGTCGTCGTGATCGCCTGCGCGTCCGAAAAAAGCTGTTCCTTATCCAAGATCATTTCAATGCTCCTTGTGTGTGTTGATCGAAACCTTGCAAACGACTCTCCGTTAGTATGACCCGGCCAGCACGTTTGCGCTGGTGGCCGTGTCCTTATCCACTTGAAACGTCACGTACTCCACGCCGGGGTTGTCCACGATCACCCAAGCCGGTCCACCGTCGGACGCCTTCGTCACGGACACGTACATCGCCGAACCCTCAACGCCCTCGCCAACCGCGACGGTGAGGGTTTCGCAGAACTTGGCGTTGGCCTGCCCGCCGATCACCGCCTCCTGCGACGAGAGCGTTCCCGTCACCTTGAGGAGCGCGATCGGGACGTACACCCCGCTCTCGTGGTGCAAGTACCAGCCGAGGAGCAGCCCCTTGACGGTCTGCGCCGCCGTGCCCACGCCCAAGAGCGTGAACACGACTTGGTTGCGCTTCGTGTCGAGGTAGAGGCCCGCCGACGGCTCCGTCAGCGTCGGCGCGGGGGCCGTGAACGTCGTCGTCTGAAACGCCGTGAACGCCAGCTTGAGCCGTGTCCGAAATGTCGTCGGGCTTGTGACTTGCCCGCTCGGTTCGCTCTTGGGCATGGCGGCTCCTTACGAGACGGTGGCCTCGGTGTTGAGGATCGCGTCGGCGCGCCGCACCGGGATTCCCTCGAAGGTGAGCATCTTGCCGCTCGACCCCTTCATCTCGTCGCGGGAAATCCAGACGTTGGCCTTGTTCGTGACCTGCTTGTGCAGGAACGCCTCGATGGTCCGGTTCACGTAGAAGGTCATGTTGCCCGCGTCGGAGGGAAGCAGGTGCATCATGTCGATCATGATGTTCACGAGATTCGCGCCGGTCGCGGCGTTGGGCGTCAGATCCGAACGGTCGATGTTCGCGCCGCGCACGACGTAACGCCAGTCCGAGACGGCGAGGCCGGTTTTCCAGTAGAAGAACCCGACGTAGCCCTCCATCACCGCGCCGGTCGAGTCGCGGATGGTTTCGAGTCGCGGGGGCGACATCTCGATCCCCGCCTGACTCCCCTTCGGGAAGATCAAACTCGTCCGCTCCGGGCCGCTTGAGACGAGCCAGATGCTCGTGTTGTCGGAACCCGCGCCGCCGCCGGTCACGATGTTGTCGGCGTTCGCCGCCGCCAGGTCGTTGTACCGGACCTGCAACCCGAGGAACTCCTCCGGGGCCGTGTTGGTGTTCCCGTAGATGATCGTGTCGGCGACCTTGTGCGAGAGCGCCTGCACATGTTCCTTCTGGTTGTCCACGAACCACTGGTCCTTGAACCCGTTGAGTGCCCAGAGCGACTTGTCGATCTCGTAGTTGCTCGTGAACTCCGCGATGGAGTCGTC